AGTAGGTGAAAATAGGCATTTATATATAAAAAAACAACCACCCAGCTAAAAGGGTGGTTGTTATGTAGTTATTTTAGCACAGTGCAGTTTTGAACGGATATTGTCGATAATAGCTTTATCAGTCTTTATCTCGATTACGGTCAGTTGCTCATTGTATTCAGGGTTGAAAGCAAGAAGCCTGGCGCTATTTAGCTCACATATCACCATGCCAAAATGTATCTGAGCAAGGTAATCAAGTGGTATCTCACCATTCACTAGTGCCTCATGCCGAAGCCCGTTAGCACACTTCACTTCTAGTAGTATGTCACCAGTGATACCATCAGGACTATAACCAGCGGTGGGGTATTTACTATTGGTGATAAACCCTGGCCGGAGCACGTCTGTCTCGTAGTTATGCTCATACTCACGGATTGCGATAGGCTCAAGCAGAGTGCCACGCATCATGTACTTGTTTGCTGTGATAGCACTATCATCTGGTAATGGCTTGCCTTGGAGCAATTTGATTGCGCGTGAGCCTGTCCACTTACCTTTTCGTAGTTCATGCCACTCAGGACTTCCTTGCTTGACATTATGGATAACTATCACAGCATCCTCTCTATCTCAGCCATAACCTGTGCAGCGTTCTCAGGATAAACAGTTGCAGAATGGAACATACCCTTTAATTTAGCTAGTTGCTGAGGTTGTAATGGCTGATACTTAGCTTTCTCTGACTTCTTGAACTCAAGCATCGTCCAGCCGCCACCAGGCATTAGTACGGTACGATCAGGTGTACCCATCGGTACACCAGGACCGGCATTGTTCTTAATGACATAACAGCCCTTACGTCGTAACTTTTCACAAAACTGTGCTTCAAACTCAGTTTCAGTCATTGTCTAAGTTCTCCGCTAACATCTCTAGTCCCTTTTGTGATTGTGCAAAACCCCTTAACCATGCAGCAGTCATTACTTTATTCTCAGCTATATAGTAACCCTCAGCATCTTTGATAGCTCCGGCCGGTGCTGTCAGGAGTGTGTAGTCATCGACATAGACATCCTCACCACCTAGCAGAGTAATAGTACGGGTAAGGCGACCGTCAATCTGGTCAAATACTAGCTCGATAGCACGATATCGGCCCTTACGGACATTCCTAAGTAAGTTAGCGACTATGACATGCTTTACCTGTGGCATCTTCTGTGGTGGCTTGAGGTTTACGTCCTTGCCAGCTTGGATAGCCTTTTTGACGCGCAATATAGCCGGTATAATCTGCTCTGGCATGTCACGCATCCTGCTGAGTGTCTCACGAAGCTTTGCGGTTGCAGGGTCATAGTTATCGTCTTGCACTGGTGCTACGGTTTCAGGGGCACTGAGCGCTTTCTGCTCACTATGCTCGACGTCAATCGCTTTCAGATACCGGACATAGAACTTCGGTATCTTGATGTGCATAGGTGTTTCGAGTAAGCCCTCGATACGGTCAAACGACATTTTAGCAGCAGCTATGTCGTCTGTATCTGTACAAATGTCTATCAGTGACATGAGAGTACGCTCATCGACAGTGTTACTTCTGGTCTTTTTCTGCCGATAATAATCGTCATAATTGAGATGAATAAACTGCTCAAATTGTGTTTTAAGTTCTGCCATTATATATCCAATGCTAGTAGTTGATTTAGGCTGTCATTAACCTCTGGTGTCGTCTCAAGCTCAACATCACTGTCAAACTTCTGGAACATACCCCACCGCGTCCTTATTTCAAGCAAATCTTCTGCTGGCCAGCCATTACATACATAACGAGTAATAATTTTACCGTCCTGCCTATACGCCGACCGTTCATACCCTGCAATCTTTGCAGCGTGGGCAATTGACTTTTTGCCAAGTGCCGTATAACTCCGCTCATCACACCACTTCTGGTAGTCACGTGTCAGTTCAGTAAAATTAGTGAAACCCCATATATCATTACGCACTAATTCCTCGAAATACGTCTCAGCAGTATTCACTTCTTCATCGTAGTCCTCTTTGGCTTTAATTGTCTGTTCACTAAAACTATAGCTATAGCCATTATCTTTGATTTTAACCGTTGTACGGAGTATTTCACCCAGTAAGTCTGACAAGAACCCAGGTCTTGCGAACAAGCGTTCATCGAACGTATTGTCCTGTGGAAAACTCGCTCGAAATGGGATAGTGAACGTGCGACGTCGAACACCTTGGGTCTTGTCAGCGAAAGTCGGTATGTTGTTAGCATTGAAAATAGTATGAACATTACCGTCAACCATCACTCCGTCCTGGCTGTTGAACTTGTGGACGTTAAAAGTGCTATGTTCAGCTAGGTTCTTATACCCACCAGTGTCTTTGATGTGCCCGTCGTTACTTTCAAGACAGACGTTACCAAGACGCCCGTTGACCATTGGCGTATCACGCTCATCCTCAATCTGCTTGACAGTAAGCTGGCTGAACCACCGGTTGTGCGAGTACGGCGCGTCGGAGCCAAAAATAGCATACAGTGCCTTAAGTGTGGTCGATTTGCCATTGGCTCCATTACCGAGGAACCAGAACACGCCAAATGGTTTCTTCGCCATAAATATGGGCGCTAATGCCTGAATAATATCATCGGCTAAACCTGTATCACCTGATGTGACTTCCTCAAGCCATTCACGGTGTGACATACCATCACCAGGGTTGATTGCAGTTGTGTAAACACAATCGTCATTTGATATGTCAGTGGTAAACTTGAGTTTTTCCATATCCCATACTCGGCCATCTGGCATAGCTATGTAGTGAGCGTACTTCGTCAGATCCTCGGAGTTGGTAAAAAAATAGTGCTGCAAGTCTTTGATCTGTGTCTGGCGTACTCCGGCACCCAATGTTGCATAACAGATACGAGCAAACTCGTCAGAAAAGAGTGTCTCCCACCCATTACTGTCAGCATATAATATCGTACCCCTGAACCGAACAATGCGGTAGCGCATGTTTAATTTCGCTACCTGCTCTTGCTTCAGGTTCATTTTCCCCTCGACTGTTGCTAGTTCTTTGTCTGCCATGTTGTTCTCTCATGTTACTCTGTTTTTATCGCTCCACAAAGACGCTATGGGTAGCGTTGTGCATAACTATTTAGGCGCTACTGGTGGCAAAAATATTTCCTCGTTCATTTGCTACCCTGTAATGCTTCAATCAATGATTCAACGTGTATAAGAAGATGTTTAGTCTCACCATTAAACAGTTGCCTGGTCAGCTTATCATCCCAATGCCCAACATGCTTTGCAGAGAATATTAGTGCATCTTTTATTTGCGTTTCACTGAGGGGTGCTTGTTCTGGGTTAGTGTTCATTGTTTCCCCTCTATTTGTTCTATGCGGTCAGTCACTTGTTTTCTCCTTGTAGGGCTTGCAGTTTGTTCCATATATATGCCTTGGCGGTTTCAACTTGGTTATCATCGCCATTTAATATTGCGTATATGGTTTCTATGGTTGCGCGGTCTGCTTCGGCTTCCCACTTCTTACGATAGATGGCTATAAGCTCCATGACCTCATTAACAGCAATCGTTTCCATGCGTTCCATGTCGTCAGTGTCTAGCCCTTTTTTACCCTGCTTGGCTTCGTTATAGCCAGCGGTGCGCTGTTGGCAACCATTTATGCACAAACGGATTTCTAGTTCTTCTCGTAGCTCTATATCATCAGGTAAGGTCATAGGGGCTGTCATATTAAGCCTTTCTGCATTAGTTGTGACCGTAGTTGTAGTGTTTGCTCAATAAAGCCTGGTTGTTTCATGTGCCAGTCAATCATGTATGCACCATAAATATCGCTAAACTCTGTAGTCGTGATGCCAGCTCGCTCAGAAAGAACGTGCATCATCTTGCAACAGAAACAGCAATTTGTGTTACCAGTAGTTTCGGTTAGCTTTGAATGGTCGCAATTAGCTGAAACAGAGCGGTATTTTTCTAGCCTATGGTCTGTAGTGCTATTACTCATGCTTCCTCCTCTGGGTGCGCTTTATCCCATAGCCACTCTGTAAATAATCTAAACCATTTCATATATTCTCCTTATCTAGTAGTTTGGCTAGGGCTTGGCGTTGCCGTTCTAGTAGCCTGTTCAAACTTGCCTGTGTGACTTTTTCGGCTTCGGTTGGCATAGCGTCATCTGTAAAGAAGTAGTTAGGTCCTATCACATCTTCCAGCACTATTTGTCCCCATTTAGCTTTCTCTTGGGCTATGAGGGCTTCTAGTTCGTTGCGAAGGTTTGAACTAAAGGCGTCATCGGCAAAACCATCTGCGGGGTCTATGAGTATTTTTACTACATAACTAAAACCATCTTTTACGCCTACGATTTGCGCCCACTTAGTAATCAGATTGTTTATGGTTAGTAGCTCCCCATTCTCTACAGGCTCTGAAAGCCCCCGTTCAATTTGAACTACCCCTTTGTACTCTTGTACGGCTTTCATTATTGCCTCTACATCGGGCATATATACACCTGCGTATTGGTCTTGCCAATCAACACCGTAAATAATTTGGGTGATGTTTTCTCGTAGCTCCTGTTCATTCGTAGGGTTAGTTAGTTGTGGCTTACTCATTGTCTCTCTCCTTTACTAATGTTGGTGGTGTCGAATACCGTGTAGCTGATGGTGTATTTGTTGGTCATTCGTCTTCCTCAAACTCGACGATGTTTACAATTCATTTACAATCATTTACAAAATTGTAAACGTCACCCCTGAAGAGGCTTAGCATAGTAGTATACGAAGCGTCCTTTCTAGCTCATCTTCTAGCACTCTGTACCGCATCTCTCGGATTATCTCATTTATCTCTTGTGTGTTATCTGTCATAGCTCTGCCTCCAATTTAGTTAAGTTTGCAATTTGCTTCTCACGCATTCCGT